CGTAAAGCTAATCCATTCTTTCATTTAATGGAAAGTTTATGGATGTTAGGTGGAGCTAACGACCTTGAGTATGTAAAGGTCTATAATAAACGTATGGAGGAATACAGCGATGACGGTATTACTCTTCAAGGTGCGTATGGTTATAGATGGAGAGAGCACTTTGGTGGTGATCAGTTATCTGTAATTATAAAAAGATTACATAATTATCCTAGCGATAGAAGATCTGTATTACAGATGTGGGATCCTAGAGTAGACTTTGATATAAAGAGTAAAGATGTACCTTGTAACACAGTTATCTATTTTAAAGTTAGAGACAATAAATTAGACATGACAGTTAGCTGTAGGTCTAACGATTGTATCTGGGGTACTTTCGGTGCTAATGTAGTTCATATGTCTATACTACAAGAATACATGGCTTACGGTATAGGCGTAGGTATAGGAACATACACTCAAGTTAGCGATAGCTTCCATGCCTACACTGATGTATTCAACCCTATGTATGAAGAATTAGAAAGTCAAGATGCTTTTGACTTCTTTAGTCAAATGAGTCTAAGAAACCCTTACGACAATAAAGCTATTAACCCATTTCCTTTAATTAATACAAGTATAGATTTATGGGAACAAGATTTAACATGGTTCTTTAACCGTGCACCAATGCAAGACGTAGATTTTGTAGATCCTTTCTTTAGTGAAGTGGCTGTACCTCTACAAGATGCTTGGTATTTATATAAGAATGGAGAGTACGATGAGGCGTTAATCGAAGTTCAAGCATGTGCTGCATCAGATTGGGCAACTGCTGGTTACGATTGGCTAAATAGAGCTATAACTAATAAGGAAAATAAATGAGTAATATACCACAGTGGTCGTATAGCCGACTAAAAACGTTTGAAGATTGCCCTAAAAAAGCAGAGTATGCCTATGTCCAGCGTATTAAAGAGCCAGGAAATAAAGCGATGGACAGGGGTAAAGATATCCATAAGCTATGTGAAGAATATATTCGTGGTCGGTTTGATGACGATATACCGAAAGAGTTAGCAGACTTTCAAGAAGCTTTTGAGCTACTAAAAGACCTACATTTAAAAGGTCATGTACTTTGTGAGGGCGACTGGGCGTTTACTACAGACTGGGAGCCTACAGGTTGGTTTGACCATGACACGTGGGGTAGAGCTAAAGTAGATGCTTTTGTCCACATAGAAGGTGAAGATAACGCTAGAGTCATTGACTTTAAAACAGGTAAGTATGACGGTAACCAAGAAGGGCATAGAGAGCAGTGTGAGTTATATGCTTCTATTGTGTTTAATAGACTACCAGAGCTTAAAACCATTACCACAGAATTATGGTATCTTGACCATGGTAAGCTAGACCGTTATCAGTATGATAAAGAAACAGTTGAGGCTAAGAAGCAGAGACTTAATGATAGAGCAGTTTTTATGACTACTACTACAGAGTTTCCTGCTAAGCCAAGTGAACGTAAATGTAAGTGGTGTTATTTTGGTAAACAGAATATATGCCCCAGCAGATTAACTTAAGGAGAAAAATATGCCTGCAGATTTTGATAAAATAGAAAAGTTAGCTCAACGTGACGTAGCTCAGCTACAGCATGCTGAAAAAAGTTATGGCGACAGTTGGCGTAAACGTGGTGGCGTAGGTGCTTTTATGATGTTAGCACGTAAGTTTGACCGTATAGAAAACCAGTCAATGAAGTGCCACTGGGATGTGGTGGGTGCTATACTGGATGACCCTAGCTCCACTGGCATACTAGATGACATACGTGATTTACGTTGTTATTTATTTTTAGTTGAGGAGTATGCTACTCGTTTGTTAGAAGAGGCTGAAGCTAAGAAAACTAATGCAGACTAGTATGTTTGTAACAGAGACTGACTGGGTACCACCTAGCTCTCTGCCTAACCTTTCTAACTATAAAGAAATAGCTATAGACCTTGAGACCTATGACCCATTGCTCATGTCTCATGGACCGTCTTGGGCGTTCCCTGATACAGGTTATGTAACTGGGATAGCTGTAGCTACTAAAGACTTTCAAATCTATTTACCTATACAACACTTAGGTGGTGGTAATTTAGACAAGCGAGTTGTTGTAAACTGGATGAATAAAGAGTTTAGTCATAACAATGATAAAATCTTTCATAACTCTTTATATGATCTAGGTTGGCTAAGAAGGTTAGGAGTAGAAGTTAAAGGTAAGATACATGACACCATGTTTGCTGCACCTTTAATTAATGAAAATCAATATGGGTATTCTTTAAACAAGTTAGGCAGTAGATACGTAGGTGAATTAAAAGATGAAACGCTTTTAGAAGAAGCAGCAAAGTCTTTTGGTTTAAACCCTAAAAGTGAGATGTATAAACTACCAGCTAAATATGTTGGACCATATGCTGAGCAAGATGCAGCATTAACGTTAAAGCTCTGGGCTGTTTTAAAAGAATTAATAGTTAAAGAAAACGTAGAAAAGATATACGAGCTAGAAACTTCTTTAATACCTATCCTACTTGATATGCGATGGAAAGGCGTACCTGTTGATTTAGATAAAGCTGAAAAGATAGGTAAACAATTACAGCGTGAAGAAGAAAAAATACTAAAAAGTATTCACACCGACTATGGTGTAAGTCCCGACCTTTGGGCAGCAGCATCCGTGGCTACTGTATTTGATAGAGCTGGTCTTAGCTACCCTAGAACTCAAAAGACTAACGCTCCTAGTTTTACTTCAGCTTGGTTAGAAAGCCATGACCATAAGTTAGCTAAAGATATATCAAGAGCTAGACAACTCAATAAAGCTAGAACTACTTTTGTAGATAAGATGATACTAGAGCATAATGTCAAAGGTAGAATACACGGAGAGCTTCACCCTTTACGCAGTGACGGTGGTGGTACTGTGACTGGTAGATTTAGTAGTAGTAATCCTAACCTTCAGCAAGTTCCTGCACGTAACGATTACATAGGACCTCTTATTAGAAGTATATTTGTACCAGAAGAAAATATGCATTGGGGTGCTTTTGACTACTCTCAACAAGAGCCTAGACTTACAGTACACTATGCCATGAAGACTCAACAAGAAGGTGCAGAAGAAGCAGTAGATGCATATCGTAATAAAGATGCAGACTTTCATCAAGTTGTTGCAGATATGGCTAACATAAGTCGTAAAGAAGCTAAGATTATTAATCTAGGTTTAAGTTACGGAATGGGGAAAGACAAACTTATTAAACAACTCGATATATCTCCTGATGAAGCAGAAGTTTTATTTGATACTTTCCATAGTCGTGTTCCTTTTATTAAAGGCTTAAGAGATCAATGTGCTAGGTTGGGTAGTAACCGTGGATTTATTACTACCGTGTTGGGGCGTAAGTGTAGATTTAATTTATACGAACCTCGTAATGAGTATGGCTCTACACCTTTACCTTACAGCGAGGCTTTAGATAAGTACGGTCAAGATATTAAACGTTCCTACACGTACAAAGCTATGAATAGATTAATACAAGGCTCGGCAGCAGATATGACTAAGAAAGCTATGGTAGAGCTATATAAAGAAGGAATCTTAGCACATACTCAAGTTCATGACGAGCTTGATATCTCTGTAGATTCTAAAGAAACCTGTGAAAAAATTATGCAGATTATGGCTGACTGTGTACCTTTAGTTGTGCCTAATAAAGTAGACGCAGAGGTAGGTGTAAGTTGGGGAGAAGCCACATCAGATTATAAGGAGTATTTTAATGGCTAGTAAAAGAGACAAACAAAGAGCTAAGTACTTTGAGATATTTATGCTAACTCTTAATACAGATATGACGCTTGAAGAAATAGGTGTTAAATTTAAAATCACTAAGCAACGTGTTTGGCAGATCGTTAGGTTTAATCAGTTAGGAGCAGGAGACTACTTTAGAGGATACCGTGTATATACTGATTACTATAATGCTTTACTGAATGATACTAACCTTAGTAAAATAGAACGTAAGCAAAGACTTAGAGACTGGCTTAGACAGAATGATGTTAGATTAATTCGGAGTAAAGATGACTCAAAGATTACTGCATGAAACAACCTCTCTTCATGACTCCCCTTGCATAGGACAGTGTACTGTAACGCAGTGGGGAACTCGTACTTGTAAAGGGTGTGGTAGAACAGCTACAGAGATACGTGAGTGGAACACTTACAGTGAAGTTGAAAAGAAACTGATCGTTGTCCGTTGCTGGAAAGATTACCTACCTCGACAGAAGAGGGAGATGTTAAAGAAAACTAACTAATTACTAGATTATCCTTTAATCATTAGTAATTCTAAGTAAACTTATAAGTGCCTAGTAAATAACTACTAGGCATTTATAGGAGAAATAATATGGCTCATAATATTGAGACTATGGCTTACGCTGGGGAAGTACCTTGGCATGGGCTAGGTGTTAAAGTCGGTGGCGACCTAACCCCTGAAGAGATGCTTAAACAAGCTAACCTAGATTGGTCAGTGAGTAAGCGTAATATATTCACATATAATAATGCCGACAGCGAAGTAGCTGACGATCTTATTATGTCTGATGATCACTATATGCTTGTCCGTGATAGTGATAATAGTATTCTTGGACCGTGTGGTAAGCGTTTTATACCTACTCAAAACTCGGATGCTTTTACATTCTTTAAAAAGTTTACCGACGCTGGTGATATGAATATGCACACTGCTGGTTCTTTACGTGGTGGTCGGCAAATATGGGGTCTAGCTGAAATCAATGACGGCTTTACCTTGCCTGGTGACGACAGAGTTGAAGGCTACTTACTAGTGTCCGTGTCCCATGAGTGGGGTAAGTCTAACGAGATTAGGTTTACACCAGTCCGTGTGGTTTGTAATAATACTTTGTCTATGGCGTTAGCTGACAGGAGTCAACCTGCATTTAAAATGCCTCACACCAAAGTATTTGACCAAGACCTTATCGTTTCTGCAGAACAGGCTTTAGGTTTAGCAAGTACACGCCTTGATGAGTACAAGCAAAGTGCTGAGTTCTTAAGTAGTAGGCAATACAACGAAAATAAAGTTGTAAGTTACATTGCTGATTTATTACAGCCTAAACTTGCTCTACAAGAAAAAATACTGGTAGAGAACAGTAAGAATATTGACATAGCTCAAGCAGAGTCTAAACTTAGAACCTTAGAAGAGTTTCAACGTACTCCTCATAAAGTTTACGAGGCTCTTGAGCAACAACCTGGAGCTAACCTTAAGAGTTCTAAAGGTACGTGGTGGGGTGCTGTCAATGCAGTTACCTACGTGGTAGACCATAAGTGGGGTCATGACCGTGACGCAGCAATGCATAACGCTTGGTTCGGTGCTAGAGCTAGTCTTAAAAACCGTGCTATGGTTAAAGCTATAGAGTACGCTGAGGCTGCATAATGCACCCAGCATACGATATATATTTCGTTTACTTCAAGCCCGACTCTCCAAGTCGGGTTGTGAAGTTTGCTATGACAGACATGCATAAAATTAAACAAGGTGGTATTTACATGGGTGACCCCATGAAAATGTCTCCTGCTTTAGGAATACCCCAAGCTGAGAAGTGGTATGAATTTTTTACAGGCAGGAAAAAGAAATTTGACACACCTAAGTGTGGGCAGTTTGCGTTATATAAAGTATTGATGAAAAAAGCAGTACCATTTACCGAGGAAGATATGAAGAAAAGTTATAGAACACAGGTAGAAATACCAAAACCGAATAATTATTGTAATGTGGTAACAGCTCGTGACCCTTACGATACAAGTCAAAAACTTACTCGTACCGATAAAGTTCCTATGTCAGCTAAGAATAAAGAACGTATGAAGCAATACGAGGGTATAAAAAATATACAAGATGTTTTAAACAAAGGTGTATTAAATTTGAACGATATCAAGTATGATATTAAATTAGGTTATGTTAAAAAAGGCTGACGAAAACTACGAACTTCTTTGGGAAATGGTTTACCATAACCCAAAGGAAGTTAAA